CTTATTGAATTATTAGTGCTGTTGAAATTTATCCATGCAAACGCAGCGTTTTCTGGGGCTGGAATATTAGTTAAGCTCGCACCACTTCCAGAAAAAGTTGTTGCGGTGCAAGTTCCTGTAATTGTCACACCTCCCGAAGCTGTGGCTAATTTTGTTGAACCATTATGGCTTAAAGTTAAAGCACCATCATGAGCAGCCGACAGTATTGTTTTACTTACGTCTTTATCAACTAAATCAAAATTATCTGCTTGTAATTTGATTCTTCCAGAGTTGTTTGTATCTGTGATAATCCCATTTGTTCCATCATAATAAATTTGAAAATCCTCGCCTCCTCCAAAACGAGTTCCATTGTTATCAGGGAAATAAGCATGGCCAGTTATTTCCACGCCACCAGAGTTTGTGTTTAATTTTTTTGAATCATTATGATAGAGTTCACAAGCTCCGTTTTGTATAAATTTAGCTAGGTTATCAGAGCCGTTTGCACTTCTAATAACAACCGCACTCGAATCAATATTAAGATTACCTGTACCACTGTCTACAATCCTAGAATTTGACCCATCGTGATAAATTTCTAAATCATTACCAGCGCCGAATACTGCTCTATTAACTAATGACCCACTACTATCTGGCCATTTTATTATATGACCATTTGTATTTAAATGGCCACCTAACTGTGGTGAGGTATCGTCCACAACATCTGATAATTTACCGCTAACTGTCGTGTTAAGTGCAGCAATATCAACCCCATCTACAGTTCCCGATACTGTGATATTTCCTGTTACGTCAACTCCAGCACCAAAATCTACATTTCCAGCTATGTTTACTGTTCCTTCAGAATTAATTGTTAATCTATTTGCACCGTTTGTTATATCTCTAATTCCAAAAACACCATCAACATTTCTTATAGCAAAATCATCATTTGCATCTGAATCGTTTAACTGAATTGTTGGCTGGGAGCTATTTATTGCAAAAGTTCCAGTTGAATTTATATCTCCTGTTACATCAATACCAGCACTTGTAGTTTCTAACTTTTTACTGCCGTCATAATATAATTCTACTGCTCCATTTTGAAAACCTTTAATTATACCCTCCTGATCGTTATAACTATTAAAAACAAAGCCTTGTGCTCTTCCTCTAAATTGAACAGCAGCTATAAGTTGTAATTGACCTGTTTTGTTTTCAACTATGGTGTTCGTACCATTGTGATAAATTTCTAAATCATCACCTGTACCGATCTTTATTTTTGCATCATCTGGTATGTCTATATGGCTTGTAGCGGTAATTTCTCCTGTTACAGCAATACCAGAAGAGCTTGTGGATAGCTTTGCATCTGTACTTCCGTCATGGTGCAAATTTATCTGTCCACTATCGTCTATAAACAATGTTTTTTGACTATCTATATCAACTTGTAAAGAGTTGCCTGTTGATATAACAAAGGGTTCTGTACCTGAGTCTGTAGCTGGTGATGTAAAATTTAAAGATCTATTATTATGAGTCCCCATATTTGCAATTAACTGCAATATTGTTGAGTTTGCACTGGAAACTGTGCTAGTGGTAGCTCCTGTTACGTCAACACCAGCACCAACATCTAAATTACCTGATATAGTAGCTTGACCATTACCCGCAATTTTAAACACCTCTGTTTGAGAAGTTGTGCTGCTTGCATTATGGATATTGAATGATAAAAAATTACTTGCTGCTGAACCGCTATGTTCGGCTTTTAAAGAGTGGTATCTAATAGTTGATATATCTGTTCTTCCTACTCTTATAAACTCACCTGTTACATCTGCATCTGAATGGTTTATCTTCATAGTGGGATCACTACCAGAAGCATCTGCTACTGTTAGAACTCCTGTACCTACAGTTCCAGTTGTTACTACATTTTGAGATCCAAAATCAGGACTAATCTTTGTACCTGCTATCGCTGCATCAGAAGCTACTTTTGCATTATTAACAACCCCACTATCAATAGTAAAAGTTGCACCGCTATTGCTGACAGTTATATCGCCTTTATCTCCATCACTAATTCCACCACCAGATAGTTTTGCTACTGTTCCATCATCTTTCTTTAAAAATATTTCTGCCGTATCAGTTCTAACGGCTGGTTCGCCTAAAACAAGATCACTTGCACTTGGGTCGCTTCCAGAACCCTGCTTAAGTTTGATTGTATTAGCCATTGAGTCACCTCCCTAAGTAATAAGTCTAGTAAGTTCCTCCGTTAACTTCAAAACCAGAAGTGGAACCATCTTCTAAAAATGTGACCAAATCAGATAAAGCAACCTGTTTCATAGTTCCGTTATCATTCATAACCATACGATCTGCTGTAGCAAGAGTTGTTGATGTTGCAGCCGTACCACCATCCATAACATTCAACTCAGCAGTTGTAACAGTAGCACCATCTAAAATCTGAACTTCTGCTTCTGTTAAATCAGCCAAAGCATTTGCTGTTGTCTGACCCATAGTTGCAAGCTCTGTCAACTTATCGCTATGTGGTTCGACATCTGTTCCAATCACCAAGCCTAAATTTGACCTTGCATTACTAGCTGAAGTTGCTCCCGTTCCACCGTCTGAAACAGCTAGAGTTCCTGTTATAGAACTAGCACCAAGATCAACAGCAATTTCAGTGGATTCAATAACAAGTCCACCATTAGACTTCAAATCAACAGAAAGTGTATTACCAGATTTATCTAAACCATCTCCTGCTGTAATTTGACCAGCACCAGAAAATTGTGCAAAGACAAGGTTATTCGTTCCAACAACTGCACTTCCTTTATTAGAAGTACAAACAAAGCCATTTTCTGCGTTTACTGTTCCTTGCTCTACAAAAACGAAAGCACCAGCAGCATCAGCACCAGTAGCTAAATCATCTACCCTAGTTGGAGCACCAGAAGAATTGACTTTATAAATACCATTTTCTGTCTGAGTGCTTTGATCCTTAATAAGTATTCTGTCATTAGTTGATAAAGAAACACCATCAATCGTTGATCCATTAGCAAAGGCAGAAGCTAAAGTACCATTCGCAGTAGTTGTAGCGACTACAGAATCTTTGACATCTAATCCTTGAGCAACTCCATCTACATAACCTTTATTTGCAGCGTCAGCATCAGCCGTTGGATCTGCTAAATTTGTAATTTTTTGACTATTTAAACTAACAGCACCATCAGGAGCAGTAAATTCATTTAATTTAAGTAAATCCGCAGCAACTAAAGCTCTAAATGTAGGAGCAGCAGCAGAACCGCTTGAAGGACCAACTAATACAGTATTTGCAGTTCTTGTGTCTGTTTTATTAAAAAATGCACCAGCACCACCAACAGTTATTATCGAACTTGCAGAAGGTGGGGTAGAACCATTATCACCAAAACCATAATATAATTTTAAATCTGCTTCGTTAAACGCTAATTCAGATGGAGATAAACTTGAAGGAGCACCTGCGCTTCCACTTGCTGATCTTTTTTTAATTCTAATAGTATTTGACATGACTAAAAGTTTCCTCCATTAACAAGTGTAAGTTTTGTGGTAGTACTATCTGCTATAAATGTACCACTAGATGAGTCGAAAAACACTACCGAACCATCTACTTTATTTGAGTCGTTTAAAGAAGTTCCAGTAGAGGCAAAGGCTGGGCCTTGTGGCCCTTGAGTCGCAACAGTAACAACAGTTGCATCTCCTTCGTTAACTGTAACAGTATTTTTAGTGGTAGTGATGTTTACTGTGGTCATGCAGTGTAGCCCTCACTCATAAAAATGTCTCCTTCTAAATAATACTCTTTTAATCCAGAAGGATTAGTAAGCAATACGTCATATTTTAAAATAGTTGGAGTAAAAGTTGCAGTTTGTGTATCGGTCAAAGCAATATCAATCGTTCCAGTTGATCTATTGGTGTAAGTAACTCCAAAATCTGCATACTTTGTAGTTCTAGTTTCCTCCCAAACCTGTGCTTCAACAGTAAAACCAGTTAAATTTATTGCATCACTATTAGAATCTTTAAAAACAAGCTGGACATTATGGTCCGACCTCCTTTGGATCGTCATATTGTATGTACCAGGAGAAATTGCCATTAGCTATAAGGAGAAGTACCAAGAATTGAAGTATTCCATTGTGCTTTTAGTTCATCAGTGGTTGTTGCTGAATCTATTGCAGAATCAGCAGGAGCATCTCTTAATGCTTGCTTTTGTGTAGCTATTGTAGCTTGTGCAGATGTATCACTTGTTTCTATAGCTCTTTGAAAACTAACATCAAGTTCTTTAAATTTATCTTCCCTAGCCAAACGAATTTTATCTTTATGTAGTTCTTTAGCTTTTGCCATGTCTATGTTAAATCCCATAGTCTTAAGGTGTGTAAGTCCAAGCGTTTCTGAAACTTCTATCTGTAGGAACTTCAGTTTTATCTATTATATAAGATGTTTTTCCTTCGGGCACATCTTTCGCCTGTATTTGTTCAACTGTAAGACCACAATTATCTGTAGGAACCATAACTGCCACAGTTCCATCATCTTGCATATACACGATTCTTTTATCTGAATTTGCCATAAGTTTTTTCTTTTACTATATCAAGTTTGATGAACTATGGCACATACTAATTTACAGTCTCTTGGTGTTGATACATGATCTGTACCCATTACAAATCTAAAACCAGAGGTTGTAAAGTTGCTTTCAGAAAAACTATTACTGTTCATATTTGGCCCGCTACATGATATTTCAAAAGTAGTTCCATTATTATCTTCGTTTGATGAACCTGTCATTGTTACTGCATAATCATTATTGCTTGCTGAATTAGTAAAAGTACAGGTAAAATTTCCCACTCCATGATCTGTAATAGAACTGAAATTATGATCTGATCTTATGCTGTTTGTTACGCTATTAAAGTTTATATAGGCAAAAGCTGCATTACCACCTAAGTTTGTTAAATTTGCACCACTAACTGCTGGTAAAGTAGCTGGAAATCTTGCATCAGGTACAGTTCCAGACGTAAGATTTGTGGCATTTAAGTTAGTTAAATCTGCTGTAGGTGTAGTCGCAAAAGATAAATTACCACTACCATCTGTTTTTAAAAACTGCCCACTACTTCCATCTGCTGTTGGAAGCGTAAGTGTAAAACTTGAACTAATAGTTGATGCACCTTTTAAACCTATATAGTGTGAACTATCATTATCTCCATATCTAATTTCATTTTGTGCCCGTAAAGTAATTCCGTTAGCATCAAATACCATCTGTTCAGTACCACTTGAACTGAAACCCATAATATTTGCAGATTTTCTAAATAAACCTAAGTCGGTATCTGAGTCAAAACTTAAAGCTGGGGTTGAAGCACTACTGGAATCATCAATTAACAATGGACCTGTCATAGTACCACCAGCCTTAGATAGTAAGCCTAAATTAGCTTGATCTATATTTCCTATTTCAGTAAAAGCACCATTACTTGAGTTTCTTATTTTTAAAATATTGCTAGTGGTATTAAGAAAAGGCATCCCAGCTACACACTGGCTTGCAGACAGATCACTTGACTTTGAATTACTTGATTGGATCGCCGCAAAAACATTATTGAGGTCAATTCTTACATTCGCCCCAGATGCGTTTTCAATCGTATAATTTGTAACGTCAGCCATAGTTAAATACTATTTTTACTAAGTTTACCCTCCTTTACCAAAACCAACAGCAGTGAAAGTAAAGTTCCTATCAATACTAGCATTACTTGAATTTTTAAAATGAACTGTAAATCCTGTGCCACTAACATTGCTTACTTCAAAGTAATCGCCTGTAGCCATATTTTGTGGGTTTATTGCCACTGCTGGTAAAAAGTTATTTAGGTTTCCTAATCCAGACGTTCCAACAAAGAAAGGGTTAGTAAAAGTTACATTTTTAGCAGCCGATCCTGATGCTATGACAGCACTCTGTTCTGTTCTCGATTTTAGAGTAGCCGCATATCCTAACTGCTGTAAATTTATATTTTGTGCAGTATCAGATGTCTCAAGTGTCGCTCTAAACTGAAAACCCCTTCCTTTAAAAGTACCGTTTGCCACGTCATTGAAAGATGAGTATGTTGGAGAGCCACTAGGATCATCAGTTGTGGTTCGTACAGACAATCTTGCGTTTGCGTCTTGAGCTATTGTTCCATCAAAATCTGTCCATGTATCTATAAAATCTGTCCTATTATCAAATTGATCTCCCGTATAAAAACCAACTCCTTGAAAATGTCTAGTTATAGAAAGAGAGAAGGTTCCACCCAAATCTAGAGTAGTAACGAAATCATATGTTCCAGTTGAGTTTGCTGTTGGATCTGTAAGTTTTAAACCTCCAAGACTACCATCAAATGTCACGTTAGACTTTGTACCATTGAAGGGTGTTCCGTCAGTATCTTCTCTATCCTCTTTGACAGTTATTTCGTCAACTATTTGAACTGTTGATAGACTTACGGTGGCTGCTGTTGTACTAAATCTACCGCCATCATCTTGGAACTTTACAAGATAAGTTCCTGCTAATGCAGGACATATAGCTTCAGTAGCAGATCCAGCTACAGCTTCGATAATATCTTGAGCAGCTTGGAATGTAGCAGCACCGCCAGTTAATCTTGTATGTCTTATATAAACCCGACCTCCGTGAAGAACATCTATAGCAGTAGCTTGTGTAAATCTTAATCTTATAAACTGTTCATTAACAGGCTCGATAGTTAAGTTGCTTACGTTTTCTGGAACAGCAGTTTTACCAACCGCAGTAAATGTTTTTGTTGTTGCATTTGCAGATAAAACTAAAGCAGCGTTATAAGAAAATACTTGAAATGTATATTCGCCAACTGGTGTATCTAACAGTTCAAAATCAGAACTAAATACCACTTGTGAAACATAATTACCATTTTGAAATTTATAGTTAACTAAGTATTGAGTAACTGCTTGAACAGGTTGCCAATCTACTATTAGTTTACTTCTTGCAATATTATTTATAACTATTGTCTTTTCAGTAATAGTAAGATTACTTGGGGGGTCTGCTGGTTGATTTAATAATGATATTGTTCTGGCTGGTAGTGCAGTGCCATTTTCAATAAAATTATATTTACCTTCAACGTAAGATAAAGCTGAAATTGTGTAATTTATATCATCTTGTTCTTCTACTTGAATTACTCTAAATAATTGAGTTTGAAGACTTGTACTAGAAATTAAATAAGGAGAATTTACATTTGGTGCTGCAGAAAAAGCAGAGCTTACCGTTAAAACTGCTCCTGTAATGTTAGATATAGTTTTTGATTCAACCGATCCATCGGGCAGGATCACACTGATAGTTGGGTCGTCTGTTAAAGAAGGTAGAGTAGTTTGAGCTTCAGCATCAATAGTAATAGCAGTGGTTGTTGCAGAGACCACACGGCCACCTCTTCTAGCTCCTGCTCTTACTGGGTCATTTATTTCAATAACAGAACCAGGTCTGACAACAATTCCTGCATCCACCGAAGTTGAGAATAAAACTGTTTCACTTTCATTTTGTTCAGCAAAAAGAATTGCTCTTCCGAGTCTTGCAGCTTGATTGCGAGAGGTACACGCAAATGCTTTAACTTGTTTAACGATTGTACCTAGCTTACTTATGGCGGTGCTATCTTCTACGACCTCAAAATCTACTTCTTTAGAATCCATATTAAAATAACTAACAGAAACAACAGAATGACGCTGTTTCAAACTACTTCCTTGATAGTTAAATCCATTTTCACCTACATTTGCTAGATTAAATAGATAACTTGCTGTAGTCGGTTTGTCTTGAGATATTGTGACAGTACCAGCAGACCATATAGGCATACACCTCATAACACCAGCTAAATCATTAATTGCTGCAAATGCTTCTTTAGGGCTTTGAATATTTACATTACAACTAAACCTAGCTTCAGTTGAACCTGATCCTGTACCATCGTCTACTAATTCGTTGGCATATTTACTAGCGGCTACAAAACTAAATAAATCTAAATTACTATCAGTAACATGATCCCCTAACCCATAACGAGTGCTCGTGAGCAAATCGAGTAAACACATCGCAGGGCAGTTTGTATAAACAGCCGCACCCATAACTCCATTAAAAATGTAACCGTCTGGATACACTATCCTGCCCGTAGCATTGTCCACACTTGGAGTACCCGAACTAGAAGCTCCTGCTCCTGGTATTCTTACTTTTATCCCTCTGATTCGATATTTCCTTGTAGGAATACGATTGAATTGTTTACTATCTAAGCGAAGAGCTACATACGCACTATTGGCATAAGTTGAACTATTATCTATAACTTCTTGAAGACTAGTAAATTCAAAAGCATTTACTCTCTGTTCATCTGTACTATCTGCTGTAACTCTAACCACTCTTACGTCTACAGTTGTAAACCCACTAGTTAACTCAATTCTATGATCCCTAGCATAAGCGTCACCAGTTCTTCCACTAACTGAACTGCTTATCTTATCAACAAAACCACCAGAATCATGTTGAATTTGTATTTTATATTCAACTGTATCTCCTCTTAAATCTCCATCATCTTCTAATAATTGAATTTGAGGCCAAGTTAAAGTAACAATTACAGCATCTACATCTGTATTAGTGATTTGTCTGGTAACAGGAGCAGATGTAGTTACAGTGACTCCAACGCCAGTAGGTGATCTGCTCTCAGCAGGAATACCACTCATTGCGGTTTGGTTAGACGTCCCAAACTTAGATTTAAATGTTACATCTTGAAAGTTAAAGTCAGTATCAGCAGGACTAGAACTTGTGGCTAAAGCTTGCAATATTGGAGTGTCATCAAGAAAGACGTCTTTTAAACTTGCATTGTCGTAAGCAGTTGTACCTTTTGTAAGACCTTCTTTTGATGCACTAGCAAATCCCTCTATTTCGCCTTCAGATATTAAATCTTGAACAGTAGCAAAACTTCTACTGTGTAAAGTATCAGGAGCACGATAAGGAGGTGGGGGTGGTTTTGGTGGACCTCCTGCGCCTCTAATAATCTTAGTTTCGTCTGTCATGCTTCCACCTGATTCGTGTCAATCGCTGCACTTATTACAACACTTCCTGTAATAATTTCACCATAAACTATTGGCACGGGAGTTCCAGCTCTTGATGTGTTTTGCACACCACCAAAGTTAAATGATAATTGTGGATCTTCTTCTGAACTAAATTTTTCTGGTTTAGGTAGAGGAAACAACATTTCTGCTACCCCAGATAAAACCAAAGAAGCACCTAAATAAACAGCGGCTTTACCTAGGAAAGTACCAGTGATCCCTGTAATCGCACCTGCATTAGCTAAAGGAACTTGTGCAAAAGTAAAACTTACACCACCTGTTAAAAAAGCACCACCTATTAAAGCTGCACCTAATAAAATCTTCCCTAATCCTCCTCTACCAGCACCAGCTATAACTGGTATAAAATGTATATCTTGTTTGCCTATAGGATAATCAAGTTCATTGTCATCAATATCATAATTACCAACTTTAACTTGATAATATTTAGGATTCATATATCCTTCTAAACCTTGAAAATTATGTATTAAAAAACTAACAGCTTGAGCTATATTATTAACTTTTACCTCGAACTCTTTATGTCCGACAAAATCTGCTAACTCCCCATATAATTTTACTTTACGAAGCATAACGATACCTCTTTCCTGTACATTTTAACAGCCATTCAGAGTAAGGCTCTCTACAAGATAGTCTATCGGTTAAATGATGGATAACATCACCTTCAAAAAATAATGCTACATGATTTAAAGTTGGATGCAAAATGCTCATCAATAAAACATCTCCATCTTGTAATTTTTCATCTGGTCTAAGTTCTCTAAAATTAGTTCGCCAAGCACAATCTTCAAATAAAGGTTTATTATTAAATTCTTCTAATGTCGTAGGTCTTTCCCAATCCCTAAGTTCAATATTTTTTTCTTCCTTATACCAATCTCTAACTAAACTCCAACAATCTGTTACACCCCATACCCATTGCCGACCCAATAAAGGTGGTTTATAGCCACATGGTTCGCAATAACCCCATTTCTCTGTCTTTGGATTAACAATATACCAAGGTAAATTACTATCTTCACAGCTAATTTTATCTGCCTGACTAGGATTAGGTGGAGTGATGGGGTGACTATGAACTACACCCACTATTTCTCCTGTATTGTCAGCCTTTACATAATCTTCTGGGTCAATAATAAAACATTGATGCTCTGTCATAGAAAGATTACGACATGGATAGTACCTTTCTTTACCCTTTATATTTAACAGTAAACCACAAGATTCTTTGGGATCTTCTCGTTGAGCATGAAGTAATGCTTTATATTTCCAACTCATTGAATAAACGTACCAATGGAGGGGAAGATGGAACGGGTGCATTGTCTTTTTGGTATCCTTACACCAGCTAAATCTGTAGGAGCAGCAAGTTCAAATTCAACAATTTCTCTAGTCTCGGCAGATTTACGATCTATCGCATATACTTCTTGAGGAAACTCGGCTGTTGGATCAGCAGTTGCATTTGTACCATCAGCAAAGTTAACAGCATCAATAAATTTAGCTAATGTTCTAATTCTTGTTACTGTAGCTCCCGTTAGATCATTCCCAGTTGTTGTTTCATTTACAGTTAGAAGAATTGCAGATATTAGTCCCGTGGCATTACTAATTGTTATTTTAGGTCTTGGTAATTGACCTCGTTGAAAAGCAAAACCTGATGCTTGTATAGGAAATCTAAGATACTCATTAGTAGCCCAAACTATTTTTCCATTGGCATTAAGATTACTACCAGAGTGAAATCTATAAATAGTATTAGCTCCATGTAATGCAGTTGATAATTGCAAAGTAAATAATTCAATAATTGCTGACGGATTAATACTTTGTAAGCTAGTGAATACTGCTGAATTTACTGACATTAGGACGCTGGTTCAAATACTTGTCTGAAAGTGGCTTGAATTGTAGCTCTATTGCTATATGGTATTGATTTGCTCCATGCTTCGCAAACAAATTCAGAAGATGTACTTTCTCCTGGAGGGGTAAAAGTAAAGCTATCTGAATCGTTTGCACGAGCATCAAGGAAAGTTTCTATTTCATCTGCTTGCGTTTCAGAGACTTCAAAAGTGAGATTAAAAATTTTGGGATTTTGATGCTGTGCAAGACCAAATAAAAGTCTATGTTCATAACCATCAGCGAAACGAACAGTACGGGTTAATGGTGCAGATCTTTTTTGTTGTCCGTATCTAGGTTGGATTGAAGGAAAGTTAGCCATTATGCGAGTAGTCCTCCTGGTCTTTGTTGCTCTATTATCTCAGATTGTACTGCAACTGATATAAGACGACCAAGTTCTCTACCTTGCTCTTCATCTCCTTGAACAGAAGAACCAGAAGCATCTACATTCACTACAACAGTTGTCGAGCCACCTAAAGCATGATTCGGTGTAATATTACCACTTACTCCTGGGCTAAATAATTCTGGCCCTCGTTCTCCAACTATATATGGCTTACCACCCGTAACTCGTCCTCCTTCTGCCATGCCACTAATAGATGGCATTTGAATATTAAACATATTTTGAAACAAGCCTAAGAAAGATTTTTGTATGCCTAAAGCCATAACTTGTGCGGCAAGGTCTAAGAAATAATCTCCAATTCTATTCAACATATTTCTAAACGCATCGGTAACACTCATTGTTCCTCTAACAATTCCTTTAAAAGAATCTTGGAAGCTGAGTTTCATCTCTTTACTTACGTCAATAATTACCCGTTGAAACTTTGATAGTTTTTCTAACTCTTCGGTAGGTGCTTCAAATTCCTCTAAAAACATTAAATTCTCTACATTTGCACTAAGAGCATCAACTAATTGTTTTGCTTTTTCTGTACTTAAATCAAACTCAGGAGGTAATTTGCTTAAGGCTTCTTTCAATAAATCTGTATCTTGAATCATTGGTATTAAAATTGCATCTATTTCTTTTAACCTCTGTGCTAAAGGCTTACTTGTATCGTTTAAAATTGCTTGAATCTCAGCATTTTCTTTTGCAAACTGAGTTATAACACTCTGAAATTCTGTACTAAACGTAGTTATATCTGCAAAAGGATTAACACCATCAAATCTTAAAAATCCTGCAACTTGTTCTAAATTTTTTACTCGTTTTAAATCTTCTTCAAATCTATCTGAAAATACATCTGCTTGTTTTGCTGCCAACAAAGAATTAACTATAAAATCATTTGCAGCTTCAGATCCCTCTTCACTTAATATTTTATATGCCTCGAACTCTTGGCCTAATGTTAAGTTTTCACTTAGTTGTTGGATTCTTGTAAGAGTACTTGAAAAATCATTTAAACCAACAGTTGCATCAAATAAATCTCTACTTCCAAATAATCTTGCTAAGTTCAATCCACCTACATCTGCAAATTTACTAAATTGTGCTACTAAAGCAGTAGCTTCTTCTTTTGTAATATCTAAATCTCTTCCTAATTGTTTTATTTCTTTCCTTGAAATTTGAGTCACGGCTCCTGCGTTTTTAAGATCCTCATTTAGAGTTCTTACTGCTTTTCTAAATTGCCTTACTTTTTCAATCTCAGCAGCAATAGCAGTAGCAAAGATAGAAGCAGCAAAACCACCACCTGGTGCGAGTGCTCCTCCAATACCACCAGCTAAACCACCAAGAATAGAACTTAAACCACCAGCTCCAAATAAAGCAGGAAAACCTCCACCAATCAATGCACTACCAACACCGCCTTTAACTCTACCCATCGCACCACCTTGCATTGCAAAGGGTCCGCTAGGTGACGCTCTTCTACCAAAACCCATTCTTTCTGCACGAGTTAAAGGAGTAGCTGGCCCTATCTGTCCACCTCTAACACCAAAAGGTAAATCTTTAAATACTGCTGCTGTAGCTTGTTGAGATAATATTTGTGATGATTTTTTAGTTGATACAGCTATTTTTTTTGTATCTTTTCCAATATTAGTTATTTTGTCAGCAGCCCTACTAAAATCTAAAAATCCAGTATCTTTAATTGGATTAGTCGGGATAGCTTTTGTTCTAGCACCACTAAAATCTGCTGCTGTAACTGCACCACCCGCTTTTAAGGTTTGGCGTAGTCTTAACTTGTTTAAAAGTTTTTCCTTCGCCATTAACTGATTATTATGTTCTCTTTCTACGTTTACTAATGCTCTGGCTGCTCTGTTAAAACTAGCCGTGCCAACTGCTGCCCTGTCTAATAATCTTCTAGCTCTAGTAAGTTGCTTATTAAAACTGTTTATAGATACTGGTAAAACTTGGTTTTGCTCTCTAGCTTTTTTATTAAAATCTGCAATCTCTTTTGTTGCTCCTCTTAATTGTCTACGAAGATCAATTAATTTTCTAGAATTTTTAAGAGCTATATTCAGATTTACGTCATAACCTGCTGCCACTTTTCTATCTGAATAATAAAATTATTTCTATTCTACCTTCTTCTACCTTTTAAAGCACTATTTCTTTGTGCTTGTTCTTGTTGTTTTTTATATTCATCATTTTCAATCTCTGCATAAGCAGCCCAACCCATCATCTCTTCGATAGTAAGAGTTTCACATAATTCAGCTACAGTTTTATGTAACTGCTTTGCTAAACCATAGATAAATTGCCAATCTTTATTTGCTTTTCAAATCGGCTTTAGCCTCTTTAACCTCCTTATCAGTTCCCACCGTAATCATCGCTATTTGTATTTCTTCAAGAATAGATGCTGAAACTTCTCTTCTTAATGAAGCCTTATCTCCATCTTGAAAAAGTCTTTTACCTTCTTCGTCTAATGCTTTTTCAATCATCATCTGCAAAGCATAATCATTAGTATCGTCTGTGCCTGTTTTCTTAGAGATAGCTTCTCTCTCTGCAATAGTCAAAGGGTGCCAATAAACACTTAATTGAACTTCTCCATCTTTTATTACATCATGTTTGTAAAGTTGAGAAACTCCAAATTTGTTCCTCAAAAGGTCAACTGCTCTAGTCATAAAATAAGTACTGCTACTTTATTATACTAGGCATTAGCTGAGAATTGGCAAGATATTATCCCAACAAAATGACTTCTGTCCTCAATTTCAAGCATTGTAGGACCATTTATATCCTGTACTCTTGGTTTTACACTAAAAGTATCTGTATATCCCGAAGCATTTACAGAAGTTAAACCATCAATCACTGCCTCTGCTATCTCTGATAATTGGCTTGTACCCTTACTTTTTGGGACGTATATATTACATTGAATAACACCAGAATAAAAATCTGAAGATGCACCTTGATTTTGAATCGTAGCTTGATTGTAATTTATTAACATTACTACATACTTTTTAGTTTTACCTGATTTAGTAAAAGTAACATTGTCATAAACCATAGAAATAGTAGGATCTACGTCTGCTACCGCATCTGTTACTGCCTTTTCAAATGCTGCTCTTGTTTTAACTAAAGTCATTAATACTCCTTGAAGTTAATTTCAGAATAACCTACGCCTCCTTTAGAAGATCCAAAACCTTGCATCTGTCTTGATGCTACAAATAATTTACCTTTCTTCTCTGTCATTGTTTCTCTAATGATTTTACCTAAACGTCCTTGTATAAAATTTTGAATTTTTCCTCCTTCTAAGGCATAAGCAGCATATTTAACAGTATTTCCAATATAAACAGGTCTTTTTATATTATATTGTTTATTTATTTCATGCCTTTTTTGAATTTTAGGAGTGTGTGAAAAAGGTCTGCGTTGAAAAAAAGCAGCAGATTCTTCTCTTTTCATACCAGCCCAAGGTTGGTGATCTAAAATATTATCTGTCGCAGCAACAGCTTTTGTATCAACCTTCCAACTAGATGCAAAAAATCCTGTTCTTACAGGGCTATGAGTTTTTGTTGATAAACTATTATATGCTTTTCTAATAACAGTATTAAAGTCTCGATTCATTTGAGCTTCAATATCACCAACTGGATCACTTTTTGATAAGTCTTTATTAGCCATCAGAATCGCACCAAGATTGTAAATAGATAAACCTGTCCACCTCTTCTAGTGTCTATATCGTAAATCTGTGCAGTTCTTGTTTCTCCCGCATATGTCAGTTGAATCTCGTCATCGAAATCTACTTGATTATCACCAATCAAATCGGGAGTAATATATAACTTTGCTTGTCTTATTTCTCTACCTTCATCATCTTCAGACTTGATAAATTCAATCGGTACTTTTATATCTGAATAAGTTGTATCTACAGTAACTTGCTCTCCTTTATCTACGTTATAACTTGAAATTCCTTTCTTTACATAAGTAATCGTTGTATCGAGAGAATCTCCCAAAGTTGCAACTATATCTTTTGCAACGCTTTTTAATAGTGAGTCAAGTTGTCCTGCCATTATCCTCTAACCACCCTCATCTGAAAACTACCAGCTCCACCAAGTATATAAGCACCTAAATAACTTTGTAACCAAGGATAAACGTCTAAAATATTATTTATAGATCCTGTTCCCTGACTATCAGTATTGTATTTAACCTGTATATCTCCTAACTTTACTTCTTCAAAGTTACCATCTTTACCTGTAGTTCCTGTTATTGCATCGGTATCATTTGCCAAAGCTCTAGCTAATTCATATTGTGCATATTTAATATTCAATGGAATAGTAGAGCAAGCCAACTCAACACCATCCACCTGGTAATTATTTCTAGGAAATTTAAGTGCCTGACCATCATCACATCTGTCTCCATAAAATACAAAACTATCAATCCATCTAGTTGCTGATATTAATGCTCGATTCTTTTGATCATCTGTTTTATTAGTCCAAGTACTCGAATCTGGTACGGTTTCAAAATAACTATTAGCTTCTGTCAAAGTGACATAGCTATTTGCATTAGCATCTTTTATAGTTGCATTTATAGTGGCTGCCACGATAAGAAAGTAATTTTAGTTTTATTGTAGCGTAAAGAAAAAACCCCACCAATAATTGATGAGGCTTTTTACTACTTTGCTACTTAATACTATTAAGAAATAG